GAACTTTGCCAGATGACTGAAAAGGCATTGAAAAAAGGCTATACGTATCACCTGTCCGGGCAAATATTGTCGGTGAATAGTTCCATATATTCCATGGCTCTGGTATCTGTGCATTATTTCGAAGAACTGTAAGCCCATATCCTGTCAATCCAACAAGAAGATCATCCTGGCTCGTTGTGTTGAATATTAATGCCCCATCCGGACGACCAAGCCCAAACATGCCGGGCTGCATGACATTGTCGCTCGTTGTTCCTGTGTTTTTTGTTGCAGAGCTTCCCAAACCGAGGTTTGTGCGAGCGTCTGCATCATTCGTTGCGCCGGTTCCGCCGTCTGCGACAGCAAGCGCACCGTTGCTCCCTTTCTGTGCCAGTTTACCAATGCCAGGGATAGTTACGGCGGTGCCGTTGATGGTAACGGTGATATTCTGGTTTGCTGAGGTCGTGGCGAACGTCTCCCACGCGCCGATGTTCTCGTCGTACTCGTTGATTAGCTGAGACATGCTCTGCGCCAGGCCGTCGACCGAGAGACTATCAGTAACAAGAATGCCGTACTTCTGGCCGCTCAGCGCCGGAGACGCGGCGGGTGTAATCGTCAATGACGTCGCACTGTTAATGGCGGTGATCTGAAACATCTGTACCGGGTTAGAAAGAACAAACAACGTCTGGCCAACCCGAATCTGGCTGGCTGGCGCCGTCCAGTTCGTACCGGTGCCGGTGGCTGTATTTCCGTTAATGTCGATGGTGCCAGTGTTATAAAGCATATTTTCTCCAGGCAATAAAAAACCCCGCCATGGCGGGGCTTGTCAATGGGGTTGTGTCAGTACATTGCAGGGATGATGGGAATACTCATTCCGGTATATCTCTCGCCGGTCACAGAATACCTGTCGGTCCATCGGGAACGGACACGGCCATTTCCACCTTTTACAGAGTTCCCGCTCATAACCAGTCCCTTAGAACGCATGTTGCACCACCCACTGGCAACTGAAGAGTTGAAACCATAGGAACCAAGCGCAATCATGCTGTTGCCAATATCGACCCAGCTATTACCGGGTGAATAAAACTGATTGCGAAATATAAATGGACGTCGGGTGGTAGAAAAAGTGCACTGACCAGCAGCGTTGATGAAATTTAATCCCCTCCCGGGTACAGGAGCCTGAACCGCAAAAATCGCAATATCGACATTCACAGAACGTGCAATATCGTCATAGCCCGTGTAATCCTGCCGGGAGTAAATATTATTACCATCACATTCAAGCGTAGCTGCGCTGTCATTCCAGCGGGCAAAAACGAGCCCTTTGGCGGGAAGTGCGTAAGTACCATTTACATTGACCGTTCCACTGAAAACACAGGAAGCAACGCGGCTGACATCAGTGATCGCAATGAAGTCTGTCGAATCCTCAATGAGTAAACCACGGTTTCCACTCTGCCCTGCGGGTAAAACCTGCCAGACTGTGCCGGGAAATGTTTTATCTTTCCCCCAGCCATCTGATGACCAGACACTTTGAGTCAGGGTTCCGTTGCCGTTATTGGTTATCCCATCGAGAACCATAATCGTTGTTATAAGATTCGGAGAGCGAGTCACATTCACAACCGAGTTTGATGGAATGAAAAAAGGGGTCGCTCCGGCAACATAGCCCTGAACAGTCATGGTCTGCTGGCCCCATGCCTCCACAGCCTCCCCACCATACGACGGACACTTCATTCCGGCAGTGATGGTCATTGCCGGACGCCCGTCATTCAAATCGATATAAAGCCCCCTGGCCATCAAAATTCTCCCAGAACAATACGCCCACCGTTCGACAAATTGACAGTGACACCGTTGTTATTGATCGTGACTCCTCCTGTTGAGTTGGTAAATCCAAACTGCCCGTTTTCGGCGTAAACCCCGCCACGAACCGTCACATTATTGAAAACGGCATAACCCGATTTGTTGATGTGCCAGCCAACGTTCCCGGTTCCGTCCCAGGTTGTCGACTGGATGTAGCTGCCGATTTTGAGGTTGCCAATTGTCCCGTCACCAATGACCGTGTCCCGGATTATGGTTTGCCCATTCTGAATAACGAACGGCAGCGTAACCTCAGCACCGGCCTGGTGAGTCACCGCAAAGCGGTCGGCCAGGAAGATAACCTGCGACTGCATGCCGGATGGCGTATTCTCAACGCCAATCCCCATCCCAGCAGCGTAATACTGACCATTACTGGATAACCCGACCTTGATGCTATACATCGCGCTGAGCTGGCCGTTTACGTTCGCAATGGCCTGGGCATTCGTTGTTATCGAGGCCGTATGCCCATTGACGGTCGCAGTGATGGCATTTATCTGCGTCGCCGTGGCCTGCTGATAATTCGAAACCGTCTGGCTCAGACTATTGATCGATGCCGTATTACCGTTGACGTTCGTCTGCAGGCTCAGCAATGCGCGTGCCGTTGCCTCCCTGTCAGTGACAATCACCTCATCAATACGATCCAGATTCGCGCTGTTGCCGGCGACCGATGCAGACAGGGTTTTACGCGCTGCCACCTGCGCCAGCCCGTTCTGGATAATGGCAATGGCTGAGTTCTTCACCCCGCCCGTCATGCCGTCCATAGACACAGAAATCTCGTCGATCTTCACTTCAGCCTGCGCCAGCCCGTCAGCGTTCTCCTGGATGTCTTTCGCCTGCCGCTCGAGTTCGTCGGCATGCTTTTTGATTTCATCTGCCATGCCTGCAACTTTTTCGTTGCTGTCCACCGCGTTCTCGATCAGGTCTTTGAACGTATCGGAGCCTTTCATGTCCTCCAGGATTGCATCGGTGATATCGCTAAAGTCATCCGTTGGCTTTCCTGAAGCCTCAACAAAATCAGAAACCCCGAACGCGTTGCGTGTCCGGACATAAACGTAATAGACGTGGTCAAAATTGAGCTTTTGAATGGTCCACTGGTTCCCCCTTCCGAGGAATTGAGTTTTGTTCTCAATATCATCGGTTAATGGGATTGGCGTCTCGCCAGCGTACCAGAACTCAAAAGAGGTATCTGATGTTGCCGTTACAGACATAACTGGCACCAGAGTGGCCTGTAATGGTCCGGGTATCCACTGAACGGAGTTAGGAGCCTTTGGCGCGCCTATAATAAGACTCACCTGAGTTTCGGCGCCTTTCATCCCGTTTTCATTGCGCCCACGAACGCCAAGCGTGTAGCTACCGGCAGCAAGGCCGTAAAAATCATAACGGAACTGGTCTGTTTCGTACTGAGATACCAGCTTCCCATCAGCACTGTAGATGTACAGCTCAAACACCAGCTTTTTAGTAGTGGTTGCCGTCTCCCACGTTGCTGTAACCTGGACGGTCTCGGTGTTTGTGTTCAGGATTCGCAGGTTTTCCACGTTAGGCACGCGGTAGCCGTTCAGCGTATCGCTGGGAACTTCAAACACTGCACCCTCGTCAACGATGGCCTGTTTGTTGGGGTCGTGCAATGAGGCCGTTATGCTGTATACGGAGTTGTTTTCCGTTTCGGCGACGCTCAGTATCCGGAAAAGGCGAATCGCAACGCTTGCGGTTGAAATGGCAAATACAGTTCCCGCCCTCACCCATTCAGGTTCGTTTTTGAGTGTGACGTTGTTTCCGTTAACGCCATCAATCTCATAGCGAGAGAACTTTCCGTCCCTCCCCATAATCGACATAGTGGAGCCGTCCGTTACTACCGAGGAATCAACCGCGTCAACCGTTATCACCCTCCCGGAATGAGAAACAATTCTCCCCCCGAGGCGAGTTCCTGCGTAGTCATTATCCATGACCTCAACGATATCACCCGGCGTGAAGTGGATAGCATCGCGTGCCATCTGGAAAGACAGTCTGCTGCTTTCACGCTTTGCTGTTTCCAGCAGCCATTTACCTGCCCGCCATGCCTGTCCGCGAGAGGTGCAGCCAAACGCCTCCAGAGTGGTTTCGTTGTAGTTCCCTTTGGCTATCATCTCATCGTCGGAAACGTACTCTTTCACCTGCTCCCATCCGTTGTCGGGGTCAGTCCAGGACACTACAACCGCATTGTATTTCTCTGAACGCTTTACAGAGCTTCGTTTGAACTCGCCATTCACAACGTTGGCGTTCGTGATTGTCGCAATCGGATCCTGTGGAGCGTCCAGCATTACGGACAGGCGCAGGCCGTCCCACAGCGCAATGCCACGGAACATGCTCGCTATCTTGTCGAGAATGTCTCGCGCACTCGCCTGCTCTGTGATGTAGGCGTTGAGCGTCATGCGTGGCTCTTTGCCGCCATACCCATCATCTACAAGCTGATCGCAATATTGCGACAGAATGTAGAGTGCGCCATCGTCAACATCGATGTATCCGGCGCGTTTCGCCAGGCCAAATCGGGTGTTTTTCGCCAGCTCACGGAACAGCCACGCCGGGTTGTTAGTCCATGCCTTTTTGAAGCCCCCCGTCCACAGCCCGGAGTAAGTTCTGGAAATTGGCTCGTAGTTATCCGGTACGTCAACGATCAGCCCGCGAAGATGATATGTGCGGCTCGGCGTGTCGGTGTACTGGTCACGGTCGATGACTGAGCCGGCAACAGCAGAGAACGGATAGCTAAGGTTGTCGTCGGTGATCTCGCTGTAGCTGTTCCAAACAGTCCCGTTTGACAGCAAATCGCTGCTGCTGTCAGGCGTAATGCGGCGAACGCGGATATCAAACGGTTTGGTGTCGGGGGCATCAATGACGTGCGCCTCAAGGTACTCGCCAGAGATTTTCCCTGTAATCGTCACCGTCTTCTCCATGACCCAGCCAGACGAGCCAGTTCTGGTCTCGATAACCATCGTTACAGAGGTGTTTTTCTGATTCCCCTTGGAGTCCTGCTCCATGAGCCCGCTGACGCCGATGTTAAAACGAACGCGGGTCACGTCCTGATCTGTCACAGTTCTAACCAACGGGGTGTCGTAAGTGACCTCAGTGTTAACAATGGTCGTCGCTTCGATTGCAGAGAAGCCGTTGATTGGCTCCTGAGTCTCCGAACCAGGTCGCCAGGCAACACTAATGCCGTTCACGTTGACATTACCGTTCGAGTCAGTGATAGGCGTCTTATTCAGTTTGAATGAAGACAGGTGCTCCTGATCCACCGGGCCCGCGATTGGCCCCTCAGATATCAGATCCAGTACCCGATAGAATTGTTTTGATTTGAGGTTATCGTCGAGTAGTTTTGGGGTTGATGCTTTACCGCCACCTGAAGACATAGCGCCACCTTAGCTGATTGATTCTTCCCAGTCGGAATTATTAGATGTGTCGATGCCGAGACTTATTACGTTGCTGCCGACCTCCATCTCGCCGAGGAGTATGGGGACAGGATGTCCCTGTCCGACCCTGTTTTCTGCACTGGTAAACGAGTTATTCGTGAGGGTGTTTGTTTCGGCCGCTTCCGCTGAAGTTTTGCTTTTCATGTTCCGGGACATGTAGATGGAGTAAGCAACCGAGGCGGCAGACAGCACCAGTGAGGCAATGAGAACTATCGTACTGGTCTCAAGTCCCGCCCCCTCAATCACCGGGACAAACAGCACTACAGAGCCATCCTTCAGGCGCCGATCCATGTGCCACTGCACCGAAGACGTTTCAACATCCTCACCCGCCACTCGCATTCTTACTCTGGCGTTCAGGAATGCTTTTTTGAACTCATGATTCTGAGCAAGCAAAAGACGAATGCCCTGAGCAGGGGTATCAACGTTCAGCTCGACTTTGCGGAAATGTCGGCGTAAATGCCCTGCAAATTTAAAGATGAGCACTGTTCATGTCTCCATATGGAATGAATCTGCTTAACGTATGCCGGGCGCATTTGCTCTCTCCGGCTTAAATGCCCTGAGCAATCGTGGTGAAGTACCATGTTGCCATCGAGCAGAATCATTGCGTGGCAAGGGTCAGCTCCGGGGAATGGTTGCCTGATTATTACGTCACCTGGCAGCGCTTCTCCCGGCGATACCTGATTGAAGCCATTGCGCGACATGTTGTTCAGATAGAGATTCTCCCCTCTCAGCCACCAGCCATTCGCCCTTTCGAAGTCAGGGAGGTCAATGCCACACAGGTGATACGCATCACGGAATAGCGTGTAACAATCAGTCACTCCGTGCTCGAACCGCCTCCCCAAAAGGTAATCCACCGGCCTGAACGTTCTGATTTTCCCGTTACAGGCCAGCACCCATGGAAGGCCCGATGCAACCTGGCATTTACGGTCGGCGCCGGACAGAACCGGGCTGTTCATTGGGTGAGAGTGGAATACCGCAGTCACCTCTCCAGCCTCCTCGGCCGCCAGCCAGTCATCATCACTGATTCGGAAGTGATTTCCCGGCTCCGGGTGAACATTCCGACAGCGGAACAGTCGCCCGCCTTCCAGAATTAAGCCGCACACCTCATCCTGCGACGATGCCGCATAATCGAGTAATTCCTGCATCATGAAACCTTCTGAGAGCCGGGGAAGCTGCTGATCGGCATTGGTTCCGGTCGTGGATAACGGAAGCGGCAGCCGCTACGGCGGTGAGAGCACTTATCTTTCGCCGGGTCAGTGGTTGGATTGTCGCGCTCATCTGCAACCGGCGGCCCGTCATATCCGCACCCGACGCCGCGATACTGCCACTGGCACACGTCGGCAAGGATGGTTCGCGCCGGGATGATAGCGTTGTCGCAGTCAATCGGTGTCGCCAGCGTGTAGGTCACCTGCTCGAACGTCTCTTCCGTCATCTCCTCAACAACGTAACGGGAAACCGCTTCCTGCGTCGGATCTGCGTCAGGGTTGCCATTGGGGAAGTTCACCGCGTCCAGGTATTTCACCGGAACCTGACGGCGGGTGATCACCACCCCAAGCATGTCGTCGAAGTCATGGTTTATGCCCGTCAGTAAACCCGTGACGTTCGCCACCACCATTGTTGGGCGGGCATATGTGCCTTCGTTCTTTGACTCGAACCCTTCGACTGCTATCGGGTATGCCTGATACTGATTCCCCTTCCAGATCACATTTCCGTAATATCCATTGGTGCCGGAATGGAACCGGATAAGGTCTCCGCCAAAGGGTTGCAGGTCGGCTTCGAACAGGTCGATAAACGCGCCTACTCCGGCGTCGACGCTATCAATAATCATACTGGCTGGTATGTCGCGCACGGCAAACTCCCATAAAAAAAGCCACCAAGTGGTGGCTACTGTTTGAATATCAGGATGTTGCTTACTGATAACCCTGGTTAACGTGTAAGCTCAGCCCGTCAGTGGTGGGACACTGGCGTAACCATCGAAGGGGGATGGCTGATTACCTCTGATAAAGGAAAAATAATGTCAGAATTGAAATTAAACGCTATTGACTTTATTTCTTTTGCGGTCGCTGGAAATACATTTAAATTAAAAGCTAATTTGATTGGCCCTAATGACCAATTTTATTCGGTAAACCTAGATATAGCGCCAGATGAGATAAAGAATAAAACCATCGGTGAGATTGAAAAACTTGCTATTCAAGCCTTGCGTTCAGCTTGAATTACGGCAATTTGATCTAATTTCGCAGTGATTTGATTATAAGCACGGGTGTGAGCGCTAATAACTTCTTCCATCTGTGCTTTCATTGAATCAACAATAGCCTCTAACTCTTCAACACGTTGTTCTAAAGTCATAACTGTCTCCCGCCTTTCGGCTTATCGTGGTACTTGTTCAAAAGTGGCCGTCAGTTCAAACAGCGGCCCGGTCTTTGTCATATTCCAGGATCGGCAGACAAACAGCTTCCTCACTCCCGTATCGGATGACGTCCAGTAGAACGATTCAACCGCCCCCCTGGCCTTGAGGAATGCCTCAGCATCCTTCGCAGGGTTACTGCGGCACGCTCCGCTGACGCCGCGAAAGGTGAGCGAGTATTTATCCATCAGTGGATTGATACCCTTCACCTGTCGCTGTTCGTAACCGTCACCGAGCTTAACAACGGCTACGTTTGGGGTACGTTCAACCTGGTAAGCTCGCTGTGGTGTCCATGTGAATGTTTCTGGCATTATTTCCTCCGAAGCAAGCCGTTAGGACGCTGCTGGTCAATCATCATTTTCATCATGTCGGTGTTCCATGCCTTTCGCAGCCTTGCGATATCATCGTCGCCAATACCTCCTGTGGTGTTTATCGTGAGGTTCATTACAGGATTAAACGACCTACCCCCTCCGGCCTTGTCAGCAGGAATAATCTTCCCTGACTGGTTCGGGATGAATGCCTGCTGCCCACCTGCAGTCTGGAAGATTTCAGAGCGCCCATCTTCGTTGATGCGATAGGCGTTGCCGGCTGATACTGTGCCGCCGTAGCGACGACCACCTGCAAGAGCCATTGCCTTAGCAGCAACCAAAGACTGAGCATACGCAGCCTGGCCTACCCCTGCCGCGCTGCCGTATGTGGCGATTGAGGCGCTCATTGCGGCTGGCGCCCATGCAGAGGCGGCGGCGGTAGCCTGTGCCATAGTCGATGCCAGTGATGCAGCGGCTGCAGCTTGCCCCATTAACTGACTCTTAACCCACTCCACGCCCATCTGGACAAAGCTGCCTACAACACTGTTGAGGATGGTAGTGCCAATGTTAGCCAGTGATTGTTGAAGGCTCTGAGTGCCGTTAATCAGCCCGGTTATGGCATTGGTCGCCCCGCCCTGAAGCGAATCTACAGCGTCAGCCATGAGCTGGTTGGTAGTGCTCTGGTTGCGATAGATTTCCCATTGAGCAGCGATGCGGGCCTGCTCGTATTCGGTGTTGGCAGCATTCATCAGTTCCAGGCCGCGCTGAGTGATTTGCCCCTTTTGCGTTTCAAACTGCTGTATGAGAGCCAGTTCCTGCGCGTGCTGATTTGCTAATTTCTGAACCGGGTCGATTTCACCAATTGCAGATTGCTGAGGTGTTACTGCCTGCTGGGCCCGGATTTTGGCCAATCTAATCTGATGATCTGCTTCCAGACGTTCTGAGGCTTGATCATATTGCTTTTTACTTATGAGTTGAGCTTTGAACGCCGCTTTGATTGCTGTAACTGAATCGTCATAGGAGCGATTCTCTGCATCTTCTGGCAGCTCTTGAAGGGCGACAGCAAAACCCTTGGTCGCATCCGCCGCATCTAAAGCGGCTTGTTTATATTGCCTTGCTTTGTTTCTCTGCTCATCAGTAGCTTTAGATCCAAGAGATTGCTCTGCTCGAAGAAGTTGCTGTTCCCTTGTCAGGGTGTGCGTCGAGTCTGCAACAAGTTCTGCCTCTTGCTTTAAATTTTCCAGCTTGCTAGCAATGGCTGCGGCTTGCGTGGCTGATGTTTTAGATTCTTCGTTGTTTTTCTTCAAAGCGGCAGTATTGCGCTCAGTTAAAGCATATTGATCTTGCAACTGCTTAATGCGTGGGTCGTTGTTCTTCCAGCCGGCATCCTCGGCATCATACTGCGCCATTTGCCTAGCTCGTGCCTCTCCCTCAAGTTTTGATAGTGCTAGTCTTCTCTGTGCATTTTGCAGCAGCTTCTGGGTGGCTTTGTCATCGCCTGTTGTATCTGGCGCATTAAATGCCCCGCCATTTTTTGCATTGTTAGCGGCCTGCGCTCGCAGGTGCGATATTTCCGCCTCTACCTGCTTTAACTTGAATGCCGCACTAATTCTTCTTTCTTGAAAATTGTCATCAGTCTCGTACCACCGCTGGCCGTCTTTAACTTCATCATTGAGCTCTTGCTGTAATTTGATCAGCTTTGGCATTCTTGCAGCATTGCCAGCATTATTGTTATAGAAGTTCAGGTTATCGGCGACGCTTTGCATGAGCCCCGCCAATGTAGATGTAAGCCCTATGGCCTGGTTGAGGTCGCTTATTGCATTCTTAAATGCTACATCCAGACTATTCTTTGCTCTGTCGATACTGACAGGCATTTTACTAAATTCTTCATTAACATTTTGCGATTGCTTCTGAATTGCATTTAGAGCGTCCTGGGCTGTTAATTTCCCTTCAAGCATCATTTTGCGTAGGCCGCCAATTGATACTCCCAGACCTGCGGCAATCTGCCTTGCCAACTCTGGCATTTGCTCAATAATGGAGTTGAACTCTTCAGCCCTAACGATTCCGCCTGAAATAGATTGGCCAAATTGTCTTAAGGCGTTAGCCATTTCTTCAGTTGAAGATCCACCGACAGTGCCAATTTTTTGTAATGTGTCAGTTAATGAGAGTACTTGCTGGTTTGTCGCTCCAGTCTCTTTTAATGCAGTGGTTAATGATTCCCAGAGTCTCTCTGTTTCTTCCAGGCTATTTCCAGATCCGGAAGCAATAGCCGATAGCGATGACATGGTTTCCCGAGCTTTATCTGCATCAGGTGAAAGCCTTGCTACCCGCGCTTGCAGCGTATTCATACTATCTGCAATTTCTATAATTCTTTGGGCGGCCTGAATGGTGAAAGCCCCGGCAATTGCAACTCCGACTTTATTAAGGCCTGTACTAAGCCTGTCGGCTGCTTTATCAGCTTTACTGAGATCGCTTTCCATCCGCCCCGTGACCCGATTAACATCTTTCCCTGCGGTCAAAAGCTCTGCGGTATCAGCTTTAATTGTGTACTCAATATCACCAACATTCTGTGCCATGTTTAATCTCCGGGCATAAAAAAACCCGCCGGAGCGGGTTTGGATTACTTGCAGGCCTCTCGACCTAGGTAGTAAGCAATGGAGCCACTTACTATTGGCGACATGCCAGGATCGGCCTTAGAGCTCTTCATTTCTTCTAAGCTCTCACCAGAACCCAAGTATTTAACTTCGTTTGCTTCACAATTGTAAATTCGCTGCGAAAATGTAACCCCAGATGACCCTTCTCTTTTTGTCGTGATTGTTCTGAGTGATCCTTGAGAACCTTTGTCCAGCACTGTGTATGTTGCTTTCGAATCAGTTGGCACCTGTATCTGGTATGATGCGGCCAAAACCGAAAAAGAAAGCAACGAAAATCCTAAAAGAAGTGTTTTCTTCATATCCCTATCCCATTTGGTAAATTTGGAAACATCCTACCCAGGAATAGCACAGGTGCAACGGCAAACGCTGATTTATTGATCTCGGTCGACTGGAATCAGGAAAACCCGCAGTTAAGCGGGTTGGGATGTTGATTGGCCGAGAAATCGCCCGATTGGCGGACTTTTCCGCCGATTAAAAAATCTTGCGTAAATCCACGTCATAAACCGCCATCCAAGCGGCGCGAGGCCATGACTTAACAGTGCCAAAGCGCGGATCTTCGACTTCATGCGGTTCAGTGTCATTCTCCCTGCACCACTTGCGGAGCGGCTGCCATTTGAATTTCTGGCCGAGCTTCTTCTCTACCGGGATGATGGCGGCATAGTTTTTGCCTTCACCGATGCGTTCTGCCAGCTTGTTTTTGGCGCGAACAGCGGCGGAGGCTGTTGCCATCGCAGTAACTTCACGCTTCTCAGAGATCCAGCGCTTCTCTTTAACTGCACGATCGCGCTGTTCAGCAATAATGCGGTTCTCTTTCACTTTTGTCAGGAGGTCTTCCAGAGCTGCTTCATAGGTCAGCGGGATACCCATTGATGGAGTTGGACGGAAGTAAGCATCCTCAAGGCGTTCGAAAAAGGCCCATGCTTCGTCAGTATCAACAATCTTCGACATACGGGCCGCGCCCTTTTCGGTCCAAAAAACAACAGAGCGGGCTTTGCTCGAAATTTGTGCGTGACTATTAGTCACTCGCAAATCCTTCAGCTCTTGGCCTTTAATGGTGAAGATGTGGATGCCCTCAATGAAGCGGCTGGCATTGCGCGAAAGGTTTTTCCTAATATTAGCCTCATCAGAACCATAACCTGCGGACAGCGTTTCAGTCGTAACAACACGCAACCCCTTCCATTCAATCACTGGCAGTGGCTTGGGATCGACATTTGGTTCATGAACTGCTAAATTTAAAGAAGTCATTGGTTGGACCCTTATGACAAGTTTCAAAGGAAGCCGGTAGCTCGAACTATCGGCTTTTTCTTTTTGCGCCATCCCATGCGCCCATCAGTGAATCCATCCGTCTTCGCCGCGGAGTTTTGCCAGCACAGGCTGAGCGCTACTTACGACAAAATTCGTGTTATCCAAGTTTTGTGTTTCTCGGAGTAAAATCTTTTTGGTTTCGTCCGTCATGTACCTGGTTTCATGTGCGATATCGCGTAGCTTGCCTGAAAGTTCAGATCCCAGTTCGCGCATCGCAGGATAGAGCTTCTTGCTGATCTGCTGGCTCTTTTCCATCCAGAGCTGCAAGTAACAAAGACTCACCAACTCCTCATCAGAAAACTGCTTGGCGATCGGTGAGTCCTTAACCTCGCGATCCAGGATGTCCAGCGCCCAGCGTCGGAAATCTTTGGCCTTTGGTGTTGAGGCAAACATCGCAACCAAATGAGCGCCTCGAAGTGAATAAACCCTGACCGATTTGTTACGTAAGCTATTGTTTATCCCGTTGACCTTCATATTGAGTGTCAATGACATCGACTCGGAAAACTCATCAGCATTACGTGCATAAATTTGGCTGATGGCATCAGTTTTTTTATAACCGAGTGCCTTCGCCAGTTCGGTGGAGGTAAACCAGATAGCCCCGCCTTCTGTCACTGGGTTAAATGCGAATCCTTGGAAGTTGTAATCTGATTTTGCTACAATATTCATGTCGATATTTTCCTTGCCGGATTTGTTCGATACCGAAGCCCTGACTGTTAGCGCAGCCGGGGCTTCAACGTTTTTATGCTTGAGCACTTTTCTCACCTGCCAATCCGTACACCTTTCTCAGCTGGTAAATAAGCTCTGTATTAAACTGACGACACTCATCGCCACCGTTCTTCTCGATAGCCTTACGTACGTCTTCAGGGAAGCGAACCTTGCGTTGGTACATGTCTTTTGCCTTTTCCATTAAACCCTCCAGTAAATGCCCCACCGTGAGGCTTGATGTAAGTGTCACACCGTGCGTCATTGCTGTCAACCCCACGGTGGGGCATAATTTACTTATTGTGAATTTTTTGTAGGCATAACGCTGAACATGAGCAGAGAAGATCCGCAGCTACGAATCAGGCTTCCAGTTGAACTTAAAGAGAAAATTGAAGACTCTGCCAAAGCTAACAACCGTTCAATGAATGCAGAAATTGTGCAGAGGCTTGATGGTAGCTTTTTGGCAGAAGTGTCAGATGATGAGGTCATCTCTGCCGAAGAGGCTATTCAGATAGTAAGCAAGGCAAGGGATGAGCTATCAGCGATAATTTTCAAAAGAACTTTCTCTGAGATTAATAAAAAGGTCAGAATTGGTCACACCACCTTCCATATCCACCTTGATGATTTGGAGCTTGATGGGCTAAGCGATGAGGATTTCGATACCGTCTTCCAAAAAACTTTCCTACGCCTTAAAGAGCTTGGTTATGAGATATGGGAAAAAACTTGGGATGTGACCGGCTTCACTGCTGAGATTCCTGAGAAAAAGCCCACCTGAGTGGGCCATTTAGTGCGGCCCATGCCTCTGCGCATCCATCGCCAGCATCTGTTCTGCCCAGTCCATAACCTCGTCGTATTTCTCCTGGGTTGGCACCTTGCCTTTATCCTTTTGCGGGAACTTGGCATTCATGGCAGCCCGGAAGCTGGTCATCGTCATGTTCCAGGCGTCCGACTCGCTCATTCCGAGGTGGGCAACGGCGGTGTAAACGAATGACCGTACATCGAATTTGTCGCTGTACTCGCCCTTCTTGCTCTCGAACTCTTCGGGCGGCTGATCCCCCATCACGCCATGCAAAATCAGATGCCGCGCCAGCTGGATAACGTCTTCAACTGGCAACAAGCCAGGCTTAAACAGGAGGCGCCCCGCCGTAGTCACCGAGTAGGAGCCGATGATTTCAGCAATGTCGCCTTCAGAACAGTGTTTGACTACACTAGCTGCGGCCGCTGCCATATCCGCAAAGCAGCGTGCATTAGCCGCTTTCAGAATCTGGGGGTCCGCAATTCTGTGCTTTGGGTAATGGCCTGCATGAACTTTCACGAAAGCATCAACAATCTGTTCAGGCGTTCCGATCCGGGACATAGCCAGGAATGAAGGGTTGAGGAATATCTCTTTGCCGCCAGCGCGAATGACGGCCTGGCCGATATCGGTGATTGCTTTCATGGAAAATCTCAATAAAAGGGAGGCTTAGCCTCCCATGGTTCTAGGCTGCGTTTACGGTCACAGTAGCTGAGCTGGAGGTCACTGAACCGGCGGTTGAGGATGTTACCTGGCAGGAGTAAGAACCCGCGTCACCAGTAACGACGCTCGCCTTCGTGTATGTAGCGTTTGTTGCGCCGGTGATGTCAGTGCCGCCCTTCTTCCACTGATAGGTCAGAGTGGAACCATCAGAGACATTTGCCGCCACTGACAGGTTTAGTGCATCACCCACCGTGAGCGTGCGGTTCTGCGGCTGCGTAGTGATAGTGATTACGGCGCCGACATCACGTACATCCACCTGGCCCGCGCTTGACGCCTCAATAGACCATGTGGCCACGTCATCATGAGGGGCTTCATCTTCCCACGAAGTCACCATAAACGGGCCTTCGGTAATGTCGTTTGGAGAGATGATTTTCAGCCAGACATACGGCTGATTGCTGGTCTCTGCCGGCGGGTTGTAAACGTGACGCTTCAGCGCGTTCTGCGCATAGACATCTTCTTTTCGGGTTACGCCATCTCCAGAGAACGAGATGTTTTTGTAGGTTACGAGATTTTCCTGCGTGTACGCCGCGCTCATATCAGCAGTAGCGTCTGCGGTATCCCATTCGGCGGAAACAGTCTTCCCGCGCATCATGCCAAGGCGCTTATAGTCACCGTTGGCGGGTTGTGATTCGGGGCAGCCAATCGCGTAGTAAACGACGACATCACGCCCTGTGAAAGCACCAGCTTCACATGCCATGTCTTTATCTCCGTGTTATCGGGAAATGATGGTTTGAAAGGAAATATCGAAGAGGTAACGACCTTCTTCGGTCTGGATGGCGGTGATACCGCCGATTGGCTGCATCGAGATGATGCATTCAGTCTTGTAGTCGTCGATCATCGCCTGGCGTATTGCATCAGCGCGGTCTTCAACTTCGTTGATGTCACTGTCGTTCTGTCCTGACAAAACAAGGATACGGAAAAAGTCGCGCGTAATGGCTTCCTCAGGCTTGCCACCGCCGTTTTGCTGGATGACAAGGTATCTTTCCCTTTCCGTTCCTTCCAGCTCGTTCCAGGAGCGCTTCTGGACGCGATAGCCGACATCAAAACCGTGGGACTGCAACCACGCTCTCAGAGCGTCATACACCTCGCTACGCGTCATACTTTGTATCCTTGCCTGATGATGGCCTTAATCTCGTTGAGGCCGTCGCGCTCAAAGCCTTTGCGGAGAAAGTCCGGCTCGCCGTTAGGGTCCCAGTAATTACCGCTACCGTCAGGCCTTGGCTTGCCCTTGAGCTTGCCCTTTGCAGCATTAACAGCAGCTGCATAATTTGCCGTGTAACCCACTCTGCCTATCATTCCTGAGGGCATGGGTTCGAGCCGCTTGTACTGGCTGTTGATGAGGGTTGACGATTTAACAGGAGTGATTAGAGCAGCATGATTGGCACCGGCATTCATGACCTGATACAGAACCTTCTCCGTGCGTATTCCGGCTATGTCACTCAGCACCCTGCTGGTATTCATCTGGACGCGCTTGATACCTTTAACGGGCATGATTACCTCACGTCAGGATTTTGTAGTCGGGCTCTTCACCGAAAAATGACATATCCCAGTCGGTTACAGCTTTGATGACATTAGCGCCAGCTTTTAGCGGATCTGATAGTGCCGTAGTGTCACCTCTGGCGATGTACCAGTCTCGCTGTGGCATGGTTGCGGTAACGCCATTACGCTTCAGCTCAGTAAAGAAAATCAGGTTCGTGGTGAACTCTTTACCACTGCCATCAACGGCAACTTCATTGTTCGCCGTCCAGGTGCAGTCAATCAGGTATGGGGTGCCGTTTGTCCAGGTGTTGTTCCAGTCGTCATAGACGCGAGGGTAGACAGTGGCGACATTGGTGTAAGACCAGTTAGCCGTGGCTGACACTATTATCCTCCCACCGGATAACCTCCGGATTCTCAGCGGCTACCTTCCGGCACAGCAAATACCATTCACCGTTACTTTTAACGTAACCCGTGACCCGCCGCCCGCAGTCAGTGATAACCCAGACCTTTACGAAGGGCTCAGGAAGCCTCTGCTTGACCGATATCAACCCCATCATCGACTCCCGTTGCACATGCAGCCACCCCTTGCAATCCAGATGCCAGCGAAAGCGGTATTGGTCGGATCAGGAGGGATCAGGCTTGTAGCGCATCCATACTTATCTAGTCCCCTCAGAAGCCCCAGAGAGGCTTTCCATCGGTCAGCAAAAGACAGGTACCGAAATGAGCGTGATGCGCCGTTGGGCCCTGTCTGAGAACTGATGTACTTGTCACCCTGACCGAGCCCCATAAGCGCCAGCAGATAGAGCTGAATCAACAGCGAGGTCGATGCAGGATAATGTGCATCGAGACACTCCTGAATACTGTTGGCCTGGTCGACGAGAGCCTGAAGAACAAAATCGGGAATGGTAATTCCCTGGCTCTCCAGATACTCCTTCGCCTTTTCGAGAGTTACCATTATCGACTCCGTGAAATACCCCGCCGGAGCGGGGCATAAAAAAACCGCCTTAGCGGCGGCTGTTATTCAGCAGGGAAAAGCTTTTCGAGTTCGCCATCTGGCAACAGCTCACTGAGCTTTTCAGCGCCCAGGGTGCCCTTGAACTCAATGCCCAGCTGGGTCAGGCGCTCCTGAATGATCTCTTTGCGAGATTTTTCACTGGTACCGGCATCAGGTGTCGCTGGATTCAGCTCACCACCAGCCTCGCCTTTCATCAGCCGGACGTTAGACTTCAGCGCCGGGTGAAGCTCTTTCAACTCCACCACGTCGCCAACCTTCACTCCGAACCATGGGCGCACAACTTCGTATTTAGCCATGCTGTTTCCTTACGCCAGATTAGCGCCGTAGACAACGCCAGACAGGCCCTGATCGTCTGCGGTGATTTGCAGACCTTCAGCAGACATAATCTGGAAGTTGTAGTTAACGTTAGGCAGTGGGCGCGGCAGTGGCACAACACCGACGGCCATACCCACCAGTGGAGAGATCACGTCACGGCGACGAACGTACGCGATAAACTCGTTACCACTCAGTGCGAAGCTCATGCGGATTTCTTTTACCGGCGCGAACGGCAGCACTGCCTGCAGTACAGTTCCGCTTACAACGCCGTTAACCACGTACGGCTGCGCCAGGTTTGCCCAGATTTCCGGGGAAACCCACATCACATCGTATGCAGCGACTTTGTTCGTGCGCGCGGTTGTACCGAATGCCCCTTTACCGAAGAATGCGAAGATCGCAGTCATGTCAGCGGTGGTCAGGTCGATGTTCGCGCCACCAGCACCAGATCCGAGGTTAATCTTCTTGGTGTTGCGGTGGTTCTTGATGCCCTGCGCAGGATAGGACTGAACCTGAATTTTTGAATCGCCGTTGAGGTAGTAGTTAACGCGCTTCTTGTTGAACTTGCGCATCTTAGCCATCTGCGAGTCCAGCACCAGATCAATCCCTACAGAGTTAAGGCCAGCAGCATGACGCCAGTTAACACCGTAACCAGCAGTGAATACCGGAATCGGATCACCGTCGCTCGCGTAGTCAGTGTGGTCGAAGGAGAACGGCGCCTGGCCATCGATGCTTACTGACACGTCATCAGCGATGTCGCCAACCACGTTATACAGCTTGGCGGTTTTACCGACCGGCAGCACCGTCTGAACTCCGATCAGGTCGTTCACGATTTCCATGCCAACTTCCTGATCCCGCAGTTGCAGCACCTGGTTGTCAATCTCAGCCCAGAAGTCACGGGAAAAACCGCCCACTGCGTTACAAGCCAGCATGTCAGCGGTCATCATCGCGCGGTTAGCTGCAATGATGGAATCGTTCTGTAGGTTCCACATGTTGCGGTTTGCCCACAGCTCACTCCAGTGCCCGCCAAGGCGGGAGTTTGTCGCCAGCGTCTCTTTAGAGAAGTACATATGTTTTTGTCCTTTTGTTACGCGCCAGCAGCGGCGGCAGTGCCAACGCGCATGCGCACGCGGATGAAGTCGGTAGTGCTGGCCGCGATGGTGTATTCATCCTGGCTGTATCCGATCACTGAATCAGTGTCATCGGTTGCCAGGGTAAACTGACCGGCAGTACCCAGCTTGATCGGGCTGTCTTTTTTATACGCACCAGGCAGGCAGCGCAGCGCCAGCTCACGACCTTCTTCGACGTAATTGCCGACAGCCGAATCACCGGCAGGGATTGATTCGGTGATGGTTAATCCCTGGTGATAACCGACATCGATGATGTACAGGCGGCCGGTTAGCGCGGTGGCCTGAGCGAATTTATCGGATGAGTTGATGGTTGCCGCAGTACCAGGAAGCAACGCGGCGGCCGTAGTGCGGGTTTCGGTCTTGTACAGAGACTGACCGTCGATATTAACGCGACGATAACGTGGCATTATTCCGGCTCCTTACTTGAAGTGTTCGTCTGCGGCAGGTGCGCCGGTTTCTTTGTGCTGTTGAGCATTGTTGGTGCCCAGCGGAGCAGCTTCGCCCAGCGACTTGAACATTGCGTCCAGGGCATCGCCAGAAAGCGCGTTGGCCACAATGTCGCCATGGACCTTGGCAACCGCATCACGTTTGGCTTTCTCTTCAGCGCGTGAGTTGGCGGTCAGGGTGTCAGCGAGTTGCTTCTGGTTGGCCTGTAGCGCATCAACCTTTTCCGCGAGAGGCTTAATAGCCGCTTCAGTATTGGTCGCAACAGCCTGGCCGATCATGCTGCCGATTTGTTCCAGTTCTTCTTTGGTTAAAGGCATGTCGCCCTCCGTTTTGTGGTTTGGTGCAGGCTGTTCCTGCGGTGTGAATAGAGCTTTGAATTTGTTAGCGACGACCGCCACCCACGACTCCTGGCGCGCTACTGCGGTGCCGGTATCGTCGAAGGTGATTGCGCCGCCCTCAGACTTGTAGCCAAACACCTCAGCGGTTCCGCCGTTACGGATGATTACAGCTTGCGAGTCAGTGAAATCAGCAACCCATGCGTATTCATCCGCCCCCGCCGCAAACTTCGCTTTGGCTGCGCGATCGAGACGCTGCTCGCGCTCCCGGTAGGATTCACCCACCAGCGCGCCCGAGTTAGCCTTGAGCGGTTGGGCCAGATCGGCATTGACCATCAGACCAACGCCCTGCTCAGGGGTTGCCGCCCCGACTTCGTGCAGCAGGATCGCGTCGTGGTCCATGCTGTAGATCTTGGCTACCCAGTCGGCGCCAGTAGCGCGTTGTTGCTCGTTCGGTTCAAGCTGATCGAGGAATGCGGCAACACTGGTATGAATCGGCGGAACGTCTTCGCCGCGCTCAATGGCAGCGACGCGTTCAAGCAGCTCCCTGCCACCTTCCGACTCGCTGGCGCGGGCAACATCTACCCACTTTTCGAGGTAGATGCGATTACCGGACTTCTTAACGTTGCGGTTCCAGGCGCCGATATGGCCTGCGTTAATCCCCTCTGGTGAGAAAGCAGACACGAACTGACCGTTAACCTGAGGATGCCCAAGCGGTGCCAGGGTACCCTCCAGCCCCTGATAGTGGGCGTCGATTTGCTCTTGCGTGTACAAGCCGCCATTCATGACGACGTTCGCCGGCAGCGTGTAGCTCGGCAGCACAAGGTGTTCACGCCCGTTGTATGTTTCGCGCCGGATAGACTGACTGTTTACCTTCGTGGTGATGTTGACCTGCATAGGCATAGCTATTTCTCCGCCCAGGCGTAACCGCGCGCCTGCATCGATTTATATTCCTGTTTGAGTTTCGTGATGGTGTCTGGGTATTCCGGCTTACCGTCCGCATCCACCAGCACCGACTGCTGGCTGCATTTGCAGTTGATGGAGTTGCCATCTTTGCTGTACCAGTCACGCACCTCTTCGTTGGTGTAGAGGTGGGCATGGCGCACTGCGTGGGTATGTCGGGTTGTCGGTGACAGTGCCGAGATGTGAACCAGCAGCGTTTTCAGGCCGAAGAGGTCATTCGCCTCCTGGTCTTCATCCCACTTAGCCCGGCGCAGCGCGGTAGTCACTTCAGTGCGTGCTATCCGGTTCGCCCGGCGCTTCTCGATACCGGTCTGGTCTGTCAGGTTGCGGGCAATATCCAGCGGATTGAGCCCACGACCCACCCCATCAGTCAGCACGCGCGCCATGTCGCGCTTAACATCTGCGCTCAGTCCCTTCATTTCCTCAAACACACGGGCATGCACCAGCGCCATTCGTTGCTGGTACGGGTCGCTTGCAAGGATGGACGCCAGCGACTCACGCCCGGCTGCGTACACCGGAGATTGCTGGCTGAGGTTGTAGAACGACTGCCCGGTCCCTTTCTCCGAAGCCAGATCGATGTACTCGTAAAACCACAGGTCGTAATCACCACCCTCAAGCAGCACCTGATCCACCAGGTAACTGGCATCGTTCAGGATGATGGAAAGTAGCGTTGGGTTTAACTGGTATTCGTATCTGGCGTTTACTGCGAGGGAGGAAGGTATTTTGTCGAGTGCTGATTTGTACGCTTTGCCAATCTTATTCATCCGCCTGGCGAAGTCTTTCATTGCCCGGCGTTCCAGCGCATCGGCTCCGGTCGGATCCTGATAGTTACGCGGTAGAATTGGTGGCTTCGTCTTCTTCGTCGCCATCCTCTTCTCCTAACGGGAATTCATCACCGTTTTCATAACCAGCTGCTGTGCGTATTTCTTCGCGGCTGAATGCCGGGTTCTCTCCGCTGCCCTGGGCCGTCTGATTAATCTCAGCCATGGTTTTTGCATTGGCGAGCTTCTCTGTTCCAGTCTGCTCGTTCAGGTCATCCCAGATAACAGCCTTCTGGCTGACTGAATCGACGATCTGCAAGTCGATAAGCTTGTCGCAGAAGTCCTCAATCTCGAATGACAGGTCGCCACGGCGAGACTGGCAGCGAGTATTGAAGTATTTCTGGTCTTCGGTGCTGGAGCGCTCGGCCTGCTGATTACCAACCAGAATACGCGTAGGAATATCAACTCCTGCGGCGGCTGTTTGCAGGTTTACGTTATAGGTTGGAGACGGATCAGAAACCGGAGAAACGAGGGAGGTTACGCTGGCCCCCTGGAGAGAAAGCAGCACATCATTTCCGCGATTCATCTCGCGTGCAGCGTCATTAAATTTATCCTGCAACTCATCTACTTTAACGCCGTACATAGATGCAATGCTGCCAAAGTCGATTTCCTTGTCGAAACTAAGTGCTAACTGGCGAGCGGCGTTCTTCAGGAATGACTCACCAGACCCGCCCTCTACTTTCTCAAGGCTCACAAAGGCGTTATAAGCAGGCTCAAGGAAGCCAATGGCATCATCTGAGTAATCACCAAGGATGAAAACGCGGTCGGGGTGGATATTGACACGGCGGCTTGAACCATTCGGCAACCGTTCGGCGTACTGCCACATCTTTGGCTGTCCGTACGTCTGCGAGTTCAGGCCAGTGTCCCACTCACCAACTGTTAGCGATCCGGCCCACGCCACGGATATTTTCTGAAGACCTCGCCCTTTGGTGACCGGAAGGCTCCAGTCTTTTTCGTCGCGGATGTGCAGAAGGATTCCTGCATAACGGCCGACAAGACGGCGGCGGTCCGCCTCAGAGAATGAGCGCCAGAACCGATTGGTGAATACCTGTTTGGACTTTTTCTCCCAGGCGGTTTCTTTGCGCTTTTTGTCTGCCTGATCACCCTCGATGATTTCCGGGTTAGTCTGCCAGCACTTGCCCACCAGTTTCTCTACTGCGCCGTGGGCAATACCACCGCGACGGTACAGGGCATAAAGGTTTTCGTATGTTACCTGCTCAGGGAAGCCATACTCGCACCATGCAGAATGGCGCTTATTGTCCAGCCCCATCGTCGGCGCCATCAGTCCCATACGGGCGCGCGCCATCCGCGCATCGTTCAACGCATGGTTGACGGCGAGAGTTAATTTGTCAGTCATGGTTTTTCCGTTTGGTTAGCGAAGGCGTTTCGGAATCATCATCCCGGCCATCTGACCTTTGCGCTTAATGTGTCCGTCGAGGCTGTAGCGGATACCGTCCCAGCAGTGCTCATAGCCATCGGCGAGCTTCGGCAACACCTCACCGGTGATGCGGTCCGTTTTGTACGACCACATGCGAGCCTCACGCGCCACGTTCTTGCAACGCGGGTGAATAATGATTTCGTCGAAACCGCGAAGATGGGCGATACCGTCCTCAACGCTCCCCTGCCATTTCTCGGCAGCTGAGATGTTGAATCCCTGCCGCTTGAGATAGCTAATCGTCTCGGGTCGAGCGGAATCGGCCTTGATGGGCCAGTCACGCGATCCGGGAATTGTGTCGTATAGCTCTGGCATGTGGTCGAGCTCTGTCTGCTGCCCGTATGCCTCGTATTCGATGTACAGCCGGTTGTGCAGGATGAACGAACGCACCAGCGTGTTAGGGTCTTTGGCGAAACCGAAGTCGGCACCGAAGAACAGGCGATCAGCTTCTTTCCAGAGATTTTCTGAGAACTCGGCGATCCGGTATTTTCCGGCCAGCACCTGCTTATCAGAGTTTTCGAGGTAAGTGCCTTCCCACACCCATGCGTATGTCGCCGGGTCAAGACGGCGCTGATCGTTCTGTCGCTCACCTTCTAGCACGTCAGGGAACCACGGATTATCCGTATAGTTCATCTCAACGGTGATGCAGTCGTCTCCAGCTTCTTTGCGGAAACGCTTATCCGTAGCACTACCGTCGCGTTCCGGGTTCCACGTCACCCAAATTTCTGATCCCTCTTCACGCACCGTCGGGCTCAGCTTCTGCCAGGCTATTTCGCTCACTGATTCAGCCTCATCCACCCAGCAGAGCAGGATGCGCGCTTTCGACTTGATGCTGTCGAGGTTATGCCGCAGACCGCAGAACACGTAGTTAACGCTCTTGTCGATGGTGCGGATGTACTTTTCGCCGATGTCAAAGTTGGAAGCCAGCCATGGAACAGACAGGATCGCCTGTTTCACCTCCTGCATGCTCGACTCTTCCAGCGAGTTCATGAACTCACGGGCGCAGAGCACCACGCCGCTTTCACCGTTCATCATCGACTGATACGCCTTTACGGCAGTCATCAGTGCGAATGTGCGCGTCTTGGCGCTACCACGTCCACCGTGCGAGCATCGATAACGCTTATTCACCGCAGTGAACAACGGCGCAAGCTTGGCGGGGATCGGTAGTTGAACGGCTTCACTCATGATTTCGGCTCAATGGGGAGCAGCTGGATGACAGTCGGCTTCGGAGTCATAGTTCCGTCTGAAGATTTGTGGTCGATTTCCTGGCTGACTTTGTCGCCGTACTTTTTCGGGTTCATGCGGGCCAGGGCCCATTTTCGCGTGTCGATGCGAAGACGTGCTTTAGCTACTGCGGCAGCCTCTTCATTCACACCGTCAGCAATATCGAACATATCTTCGAAAATCGCATCAGCGCGTGTCTCAGTGGCTTTCGCGTATTGGTCGCGAAACTCTTCATGCTGCGCCAACCAGCGGAACACCGTCGCCTTGTTAGGCATCCCGGGTCGATCACAAACTTTGCGCAGGCTTTCCCCATCGGCAAGCAGTGAACATATGTCAGCAGCCACCTCTGGTAGATAATCAGAAGGGCGGCCAGTCTTTGATTTGGTCGCCATAGTTTCGTTACTCCGTTGTTTGTTCTTCTGGCTGTACGGTCTGCTCTGCCGGTACTGGCGTGAATTCCACGCGCTTAACATCGGCAGGAGCGAAATAAAGCCACTGCCCCGTTTCGGTCGCCAGCGGCACAAACTCAGGCTGACGTCGTGACATCTTGCCCGTGAAGGTTTCGCCTGTTTGGGTGGTTAGCGTGATTTTGTAGATTTCGGACATGATTACCTCTTTGCCTTGTCGCAGCTGTTGCCCTGCTTCTCAGAAGTGCTTAGCCACTTACGGCTTACCCGTCAGCAAGATGTGATCACCATCCTTGCGGGGTTACACAGATCATTATCGAAGCCCCTCAGTGAAGAGCTTCTGTAATGGCTACTTCGTTTTTGCTTCCGCTCTTTTACGGCGGCGCTCTTCTTTCTTCTCGGCGTTAGCCATGTCCATGAATGCCTGCATGATCGAGTTCCTCATCATGTAGCTGACAAAGTGATGATTGACGCAGCCGTTGAGTCGTAGCTGCTCGCCAAACTGATCCACCGAGGCCAGCGCTTCCATCATGCCCTTCTCGCCTTTCATGAACTCTGAGAAGTCGCGCCCCGCTCTGGAGGCGCATTCGATGACGCGATTACTCATCTCGGCAGCCCAGGGATCGTAATCTGCAGCTGGTTAGCCAGGGTATTAATCTCAGCGACCAGCACAGGCTTTGTATAGCGCCATGCCGCGAGACCTTGCCCGCAGAAGCTCGCCATGTCCTTCTTCTGGTCAAACTCGTGACACTTCATGTTGAGCTGCGCACTTAAGCTGTTGCGATGCTGAAGCTCTCCGGTGAAGTAGTCATCGAGGATTTTATAAGCTGCGTACTTGAACCCGGGGTTTAACCAGGCCGCATAATCGTAAGCAACAAACTTCCCGCCATAGGTTCCGCCGTGTACGCCGCGGGCAGTGAAAACCACAGATTCGTGGTTTTTCTCCAGCTCGGCCAGGAACTCTTTAGTCTGCTTGTTTCGCAGATAGTGGTACGGAGATTCTGCATCACTTTTGCCACTGGCTTTCCACATATCGGTGAGGCAGATCATGCCGTCTTCCCCGACACGGATTGGTTGATTGAAGAGGGTTAATGATTTCATTTCGCTGATACCTTTTGGTGGTTGAGCCTGTTCTCGTAGATACGGGCAGCCCAAGAGCGGTCAGCGTTACCACTGCCCTATCTCAAGCTCTACCCCGAAAGGCTCTTGGTTGATATGCGCACGAGAATGCGCGTGTTTACTTCAGGCATAAAAAAGCCCCGCTATTGCGAGGCTCTTGATGATTCGATTTTCCTGATTGCTGCCTTATCCAGATTGCACTGCCCTAGCGCCGTGTAGAGCTGAGCGTTTAACTCGAGACTTGCCTGCCATGTGAACGGAACCACCATTCCGGGGATCGGTGTGTCTGCGGTCAGGTCAGCGCTTATCGGCACCACCGGGGCCGGAACGTAAACTGTCTGCGTATTCCCGCAGGCTGTCAGCAGCGGAAGAAGGAACAAGCTGGTTAGCGCACGGATCGCCTTCAAGCGCCTGCCTGATGTAGACAATGCGCGTCTCGCCTTTTTTTGCCAGTTCGTTTTTTGCATTCTGGGTAGCCTGTGAGATGTCACGGATGATGTTCATCGTGGTGATCACGTTGTTGGTGATCGCCTCTGATTTGTCTGCCCTGGCCGTTGCTTTATCGCGCTGGTCTTTGTAGGAGATGGCGTTGTCGCGGTAGTGGTTCACGAAGAGCGCCAGCATGCCGATTACCGCCACCACCAGCAACTGCAACCAGTAACGTTTGACCAGTGCACCAATCACGACAGGAACAGAGCGCGCTCTGCCTCACGGCGACGTGTCAGGCCATTCAGCACCTTCCCACCAGCTTTATTCCAGCGCAGGAACTCATCGGCTGCACCAGCGTAATCACCGGCGTTGAGTTTTCGCAGAAGGGTCGATGTCGACAGTGACCGAGCGCCGAGGTTATACGTGAACGACACCAGGGCGTCGAATTGCCCCTGAGTCAAGCCGACTTTAACCAGGCGGGACACGTCGTTTTCATAGCTGACCAGCCCGGTCTTCAGCAGACGTTCTGCTGTTTCCTGCTTAATCGTCATCCCGGCGCGGATTAGTTTTCCATCGACAGGCTGAGTCCAGCCATAGCCAATCGTCCAGACGCCAACGCTATCCTGGTACGCGGTGAGTTTGCAGCCTTCGAACTCTTTGATCAGGGCAATGCCCTTTTCGCTGGTTTGCATGGACTACTCCGTTATAACGACCTTCGCCAGGTTCCCGCGAGCCAGCCACACCGCCATGCAGATGACGGAGTTAAGCAGCAGATCGCCGAGGTTAACCTGTACGTAGTGGCCGAGCAGAATGTTGAAGGCGTTGAATCCGGCGGCAAGGATGACCAGGTAGGCCAGCACCGCGACACTAAGGCGATGACGCTTTCCCTCTTTCCGGAAAAACATCAGCCTGACCATGATTAACAGGCAAACTATGGCGTTTGCATCCATCAGAAGAAGCTGCCATGTCATTTATCTTCCTCCCCCAGCCCCGGCATCTTCCCGCTTTTGGATTTGCGGAGAATACGCAGCAGGACCGCCACGGAAATGGAAGCAGTGACAATTGCACCGACAGCTGGCGATACCTCAATGCTGGCCGGTGGCTTCATCAGGCTTAACGGCGTGTTGATGATTCCGGCCATGATTTTCGCCATGGGAACGGAGAAGAACACGCCACTGATAAACGATATCAGCGCAAAGATAGCCTGCTTCCAGAGTTGATGGGGATCTGAGGTCAGAACGTATAGCGCAGTTCCGGCGAGTGATCCGAGCATCACTGCTGGAGTCGCCTCCGGAAACAGCGTGGCAAAGGTTACACCGACTGATGACGATGTAAGACCAACGCCTACGATAGTGAAGGTCTCAGACATATTTATTCCGTGTGTAGTTGGTTCAGGCCCTCGGGACGATTTAACAAGTAGGCGTGTCGATGATGGTTCCCGGAGCCTGGAATAAAAAACCTGGCGACAAGCCAGGAAGATGATGGTAAGGCAATGTCGGCTCTCTGGCCGAAGGGTCCCAGGTAGTGGGTTTGGCTCGCCTGGCTGGATTCGAACCAGCGACCAACCGCTTAGAAGGCGGGTGCTCTTTCCTCTGAGCTACAGGCAATAAAAAAGGCCGCCTAAGCGACCTGTTTGTTAAGTTGTACTTCACCACATTTTGAGACCACGCAAAAAGCCTCTGAAGCCTTCAGCATGTCTCCTGTAATGCGATGTGCATTCATCGATAACATCATGGGCTGTTACAAAACGAAGTGATTTACTACCGACTTCTTTATGCGCCTTGTCTATGACGTTGAATATTCGAACACTAAAAGCATCATCCACCTTTTTGATTTCGTAACGATAGGTGATGTTGTTAGTGCCGCCAACATAAAGCTGGAAGTTCTTCATGATGAGGACCCTCTGTTTTTAACTGAAGGCCACATTTTACATAAGTAAAAAATGATTTTTAACTTTTAACGGCCACTTGGTTTACAGAAAGCACAAAAAACAAAGCCCCGCACGATGGCGGGGCACTCAATTCTTTGTCGACCTACGAAGCTATGGCGACGATATCAGATTTACTTGAAATATATGCGTTTCAGTTCGGTTTTGCAAGACTTTCATCTAAATTTGTCGCCTTTTGTTGTGAACGTGATCGCGTTACGGAGATAAGCGCACCGCTATCGAGCCGCTTAAAGATGTTACGCATAGCCAGCCAGTGAGGCAAATACGTTTCTGTCCAGGTGGATTTCGCAACGCCCGCCAGTTCCGCCAGCGCCTGATATTCGTACGTCTCACGCCCTGCCAGCTCCGCTTTTACGTCCTGCGCCGCCAGCCAGATAAGCTTCTTCAGGCGCTCCATCGTCTTGCCGGCCACCTTCTTCGCGCCGAGCTGTTCCCGGAACTCTGCCCACGCCCACTGGGTGATCGCCACCTGGTATTCGAAGCGGATATTCTCGCTGTAGTTCCACAGCAACCAAGCTTTCTGATGGTCTTCCAGCGACAGCACAGCGCGGCGCCACGATGCAGTCACGAACTCCACCGGGCCCACCAGCGCGATGGATGAGCCCTTGGCGCGCGACTGGCTGCCGCTAATCGCCGGGCCGTCCGGGTTAACTTTACGGCCGGTGACCGGGTCGGTGGTTTTCTTTCGTCCCCGGCTGCGCGCCGTCACGGTGAATTGCGCGTTCTCGGCGAAAGCTACCAGTTGCCCTTTCGTCGCTCCGCTCAGATCTGCGGTCGCCACAATGAGCTGCTGACGTACGTATTCCAGTTGCTGACTGTTCATGCGGCTTCCTTATGTGGCTGGTTGGTTTTTTTTCTGGCTGTGCTTTGCTACTGGCGGCATGCTGGCGCGCTTAACGCTTTCGGCCTGGTATTTGACAATCTGGTCACGGGTCATTGCTGAATCCTCAGTGCGGCTTCGAGGTCAACTTGCGGGATTGCCAGAAGCGTCCTTCTCTGCTCGGCGGTGATGTTACGCATCCCCATGAAAACAATTCCTGCCGGAGTCTTTACAGCGGCTACATGCTTTGAGCGATACCAGTTGAGTAAAGCGAGGGTGTTATGGGTGCTCATGCTGCCTCCTGCTGTTTCAGTGCACGAAGGTCTGCTCTGGCCTTGGCGCGGATGCCATCCAGCTCTTCACGGGTGTATCTGTGGGTTTCGTTGTTGGATTCCAGCGCCAGCACGCGTTCTTCGCCGATCAGCTCAACCAGCGCGGCACGGTACGCCTCAATGTTCCCGGATTTGTGAACGTTGCAGGCGGAGCACTGAAGCCAGATATTGTCCGGATTAAAGCGAAGTTGTGGTGCGGCGGCAGTGGTGCGGTAATGCCCGGCATGCCAGGCAAACGCGGTTTTGGTTCCGCAGGAGATGCAGCCATGCCCGGCGGCCAGCAGCATTTCTCGCCGCCAGTCGTTGAAAGCGCGCTGAGTCATCTGCACCCAGTGACGGATCGGCTTGAGTTCATTACGCCGTGCAGCGCGCCGTTGGCGACCTGCCTTCTCTTCGGTGCGCTGGCGCTGCGCTTCCTTCTGCTGAGCGGCTTCGCGGGCTTTTGCGGTCTGTTCTTTGCCGATCGCGCTGGCGCACTCGAATGAGCAAACTACCTGCCCGTCGCGTACCGGGTGGAACCACTGGCGACAGGCTTTATGGGCGCACTTGCGGCGCTGTAACTTAGCCATGCGCTCTCCTCGCCGCGAGACGCAGCCATTTCTGATCCACCAGGCCAGCGGTGTAATCTTTCAGTGTCGGGATGTCGGACGGCTTAACCGCGGGCTTGCGCTTGCGGCGCGCCGGAACGCGGAAGATTTCGTTGGTGATGACGCGGGAAAGTGGAGTAGACATCAGGCCTCCTGCTTATCGCGCAGCTGCTGGTACTCGCAACCGTTAGGGATAGTCAGCGCCAAGCCGAACTGAGCGCACCAGGCTTCGACCTTGCACATGAAGATATGCATCTCACCGGTATCTAGGCGGGAAGTGTGGCGTGGCTCCCAGGTAGTTTCTTTGGTGCCGGTGATGAAGTCGGTATAGGTTACCTCTTCGCAGCCGAGGTAAGTCTTTTTGAGGTTGCGCTTAACCCATTCCGGCGTTGCGTCGGTGCGCCCGGAGTTAATCAGGTATTCGCTGATTTCTCCCATCCAAAGATGAAAGAGTGCGTTTTGAGACAGGCTGCGCTTCTCGCGCCACGGCTTGACCTGAAGGCGGAAACATTGCCCGGCATCCAGCAATGGCTGAATCTGCTGTCCTATGGCCGCGAAGTTGCCGCGATGGAGTTTGATGCCGTCTACTGGCAGAGTCATGCGGCCTCCTTAACGGAAACCGCAGAATGCAGAAAATCGCAGGTGCATTTCTGCATCTGTGACAATGTGAGGAGTTCAGATTGTGGTCGCATTTAAGTCCCCTTAAATGCGCAGAAGTCACTGACGGGTGTTCAGGCCGTCAGCAAAGAAAGTATGGACGGTTGATTCAACAAAATCAACTGAAGAGAAAGGCCTCCGAAGAGGCCTGTTTGTTATGCGTCGAATGGGTTAGGCATTATGCGATACCACTGTTGGCGACCTAAGTGGGCAGGCGACACCTATCGGATGCTTGCCATTGCAGATAAAGCACCGCATCTCGCTAAGCACCTGAGGAGAGGTAGTGATCGTCTTCTGGTGATCATCCTCGCTCAATGCATCACGGAACGCGACCGCAACAACCACCCCACCGAAAGCTTCCATATGGGCATGTACTGGCGGCTCCTTGCCGTCTTCGAACTCAATGACGAAAGTAAACTTGCCCATCACTTCACCTCCTGCTGCGGTGCTGCTGGCAGTGGCATCCAGTGGAATACATTGCACGATATGACGTTATCAATTGGCTCATCGCTTGTGCTCCAGGAAATATCTTGCAGCCATACCTGACCGTTGTAGGTTGCATGTATCGGCTCGTCATTTATCGGGAAGCACAGAACTTTAACGCCAACCTCAGGCATCCGCTCACTGCAAGCCACCCAACCATCCGGAATCACTGGAGAGTTGCCATCGGCACCCTGAAGCATGGCGGCGCGGCGTTCCCAATCAGCTATTGCAGTTGAATGCTCCATGGAGTCATCGCTCCACTCCGCATGTGCGCATTCGTCTGCTGCATCAGCCGCCTTCTTCGCTATCGCTAAAAGCTCAGACATAAGCGAATCAGATACCGGCGCTGGAGGGGCGGTATATAGCGGCGCGCCATGCGGCAGGTCATTAAAGCCAGGCTTCTTGCTGATACCGCCACTACCTGAACGCTCGTCACGTAATGCCACAGGCTCCGCTTCGAGCGATGCCAGCGCGATACGCGCCAGCTCAAGATCCATTTGCGCTTTTTCTGAGTCCGGAAATCCTGATGCGACAGAGATTCTGTGCTTAAGTTTTTCGATTAACTGTTCTTTGGTGAATTCTTTGGTAATTGTGCTCATGATGCCTCTCCTTTATCGGCTGAGGCCAGAGCCGACTTAGACGCATCAATATTCCACTGCGCATCACCACAGCACAGAATCCCGTTTGAGGCTTCGTAGCCAAACGCCTCTGTATGTTCGATAAAGGCGTGCGCGCTTTGAAGATGGTGTGACAGCTCAGCAATCCGCTTCTCTGCGGCTTCCAGCTCATCCAGCAGCGCCAGCACGGCGGCAGGGTTTGCTGCGGCGATGAATGCAGCATCACGCGCTTCGTTTTCACTGAACACCATGGCTATTTGCTCATTGTTCACGCCGTCAGTGGAGTAAATCTCATCGTCGAACTCAACAACCCACTGACCTTTCGTAGCCTTCTCCGCCGCTTCACGTAATGCGCGTTTGTCGATGTTGCTCATTGGGCGGCTCCTTCAAATTGGTAAGAAATTTTAATTCCCAGCTTTTTAGCCATGGCATGCTCAGCGACAGCACCTTCCGACTCTTGCCACCCATGCAGCATGTGAATGGCGTCGGCGCAGCGAAGCATCGCCAGGCAGATGTCCATATACTCACGCTGAGATAAACCATCCGGGAGCGTGGCCGGATTTAATGCCACATGACCACCTGATAACATCTGCTGTGCTACTGCGTTAAACATCGGACGGTTGTAGTTTTCGTAACCCGTCATTGGTCCTGCGATGTAAATTTTCATACCACTGCCCTCCCGTACTTGTCTGATAACTCGCCCATTTGCCTGTGGATTTCCGCAAGGTCACACCCTGCGCAGCCCAGAGCTTCGGCTATGAGTTCTTCCTGTTCTTTGGATGGCCCGGTTTGCAGAATTTGATTAAGCTTCCTGTGCGATACACCGCAGTGCTTGGCGATGCTGATGAGCGTTACACCGTTATCCTTCGCCATGGTCCTAACCATCAAGCGATAATCACTCCATTCGCTCATGCCCCTACCCTCCCCCAAACCATCAATACCCTTCTCATCGCCGGACTGTTGCGGCACTCCTGGCAGATCACGTTTGTCTCTGTGCGCTGCACCAGCTTCGAATTACCCTTCGGCATGGCAGGTATGGTTTCCGGTGCGTATTTCATGCCGTAGCTGGTCAGACGATACAGCCGCTGGCCATGCTTACCTTCGAACTCGATCAGGCCGTCTGCAAACAATGTGCTTAGCGGGCCGGAAATCTTTTTGGTGGTCATGCCGATCATCTTGGCAATATGCCCGCTGTTCAGGCCCGGGTTATTACGCAGGGCTGCAAGAATCTGCCCACGGATTGTTATGGTCATCAGAA